CCTTCCAGTTCCACACGGCTGCTTTGGTGCATGACTGCTGCCCGACTTCGGGGAAGCAAATCAGCACTTCATTGCGCTGCGGGTTTTTTGTGACAAACGCACGCTGATAGTTGGTGCTGTCGATGTTGGAGAAGATGTATCGGCGAATCTGCCCATCAGCGATGGATTGAACACCTTGGCCGCTGTTGATCACCACATCCCCAGCCGTCAACACGACATGGCCCAGGGGCGTGTTTACCGCGCAGCCTCTAAAAAGCATCCCGGATTCCCCGGGGAGCTTTTGGAATTGGAAGATGAAATCGCCACCGATGAGGCGCATGGCGTACATCGAAAACTGCTTGTAGATGATCAGCGCGTCACCCAATGGAAGCGCGTCCACCAAGGTATCGGGCGTTTCCGCAAGATCACTTTCGCCCGCGTTTTTGGTAACGTCTGTCGCATCCCACGATGAGGGGATGGAGCCGGGCGCACCTTCGGCAGACCACTTCACCATTGATCCGAACCGAGTACCCGATTTTGTAATGTCCAATGCGACTAAATACGACTTGAACGGCACAATGACTTGTGCGCGCCAGTTGGTATCCCATCCTGTGAGGGTTCTGAGGGGGTGAGCATCTGCGGCCCAATACTGAGGTACGTCAACCCCGTTATTCATTACCAAAACACCACCGAACACCCCACCGCTCCATCGATCATCCCGCGCCCCTGTGTAGTTGTTTGCAGTGGTGTACAAAACTGCGCTGGTGAGCGTGGCATTGGCACCGGGGTTCGATGCCATCGTGTAGGTGAACGTGCTGGCACCCGTCACCGTAATGGTGAATGTGCCGTTGTAGGCCGTGGGCGTAGCACCTACCACCGTCACTGAATTACCCGTGGACAAGCCGTGCGCGGCAGTGGTTGTGACCGTGGCCGTGGTAGTGACGTAGGTAATCGACGTCAATGCAAGCGTGTTCCTTCGGGTGATTTCTGTCCGTGTCGTGCCATCGTCTGCAAAGGCTTTACCAGTACCCGCATGAACCCAATAACGCTTGGTGGGCGTGAGGTACGAGGCTATGTAGTACGGCGTGACAGTCGGTGTATCGAAGATTCGGGACGTACCGTTGAACCGCTGTGCATACCCGTTCCCGAACCTCATGTTTTGGCAGGATGACCAGATGCCGGGGGCCAGTTCTTCGGGGGTGAGATCAAGGTTCACCCCTTTTCCCGTGTCTGGCAGTTTGACGAGCGGCATGGCTTATTTGGCCTCGTTAGTTAGGCCACGCCAGGGCGGGAAGCTCTGACAAAACCTGTTCCACAGTGGGCATGGGGCGCTGGCCCGCCTGCACGGCAGTCATGATCTGGTAGCAAGTGGCCCAGGCTGCGTCGCGGGCGTTGACTGCGTACTGCCCTTCGGCTGCGAACTTTGGCACCGTGCTATTGACGTAGGTGCAGGCGCTCAGGATGCCGTCATAGTTTCGCGTCTGAGCAAACGCATCAAGGCGGTTTTGCACGGCGTCAACAATCTCCAGCTTGACTTGCTCTGGTGTTTTGACTTCGGGGACGAATGGCGGCTCAGGCGGGGCGATGAAGCCGTCATTCCACCCCCAACCGATCCCGGCTTTGTTGTCCAATGGTTCGACACGATCCCATTCGCTACGGATGAGGGAAACAAACGATTCATCGGCAACGATGATGTTCTGCACAACGCCATCTTTGATCAGTGCGTATTGCATTTCAACCTCTTATTCAAACCACCAGACACGGGCGCGGCCCGATCCACCAGCACCACCGGCAGCGGCAGACCCAGACCCACCACCACCCGAGCCGGAGTTGGCTGATGCAGCAGTGCCGCCAGCGTTCAAACCACCGTTACCACCGCCAGAGCTACCGGCACCGGCTTGCGAGCTTGTACCGCTGGCACCACCACCGCCGCCGCCGCAGAAGCCATCGACACCGGGGCCACCGCATCCGGCAAGCTGGCTGGTACTTCCGGTGCTAGAAAACGTACCGCAAGCGCCTTTGGTTCCATTGCCACCAGCGGGGCCAGGTGTGTCGCCAAAAAGCGGAAATATTCCAGAACCACCCATACCACCGCCACCGCCACCGGCCCTGATGCTGCCGAGCTGGGCCGAACCACCGCCACCACCACAAGCACCATTGCCACCGGCCACCGGCAAACTTGAAGCGCTACCCGCCGCACCAGCACCGCCACCCGCCGCAGTCAGTGAGCCAAACGATGTAGCGCCGCCCGCCGTGCTGGCTGCACCACCCGCGCCGATCGTGACCGTGACGGCAACCGTGGTTGTAAACAGGTTGTAAGACAGCTCACCACCACCACCACCGCCACCGGCGGACGATGCAGTACCCGTACCACCACCACCCCCACCGCCAACGAGCATGACGAGGCACTGCCCGCCGTTAGAGATCAAACCCGCCGGGGGGGTGAACGTGCCGGAAGCAAGGAATTCTTGGTAGCGGAGTTTTCCACCACCACTGATAAGAAATTGGCTCAATGCGCTCATTGGTAGTCCTTTAGGTCAGCACCCAGCCGTGTGTTGCATCTGCAAAAACAAGGTTGATGCGGGCGAGGGTGTTATTGAGCGTCATGTCTTCCGCAAGGCCCATGATGTTTTGTGCATTGCGGGCGATGACGGGGGTTGCTGTGTTGCTGCGGTTGACGACAGCCACCCAATCCCCAGCGGAGGGAGATGCAGGCAGGGTGAGGGTGAGCGATGCGGTTAAGACGTAGAGATAGCCGTTTTGCGCTGCTGTGTTGGTGGAAATTAACGTAGTCACACCCGCCACCGAACCCCAGCTTGCCGCCGTGCCGCTGGTAGTGACAAACCTGCCCGCATTGCCGGTTTGGCCCGGTAGCACGCCAGCAAAGGCCGTAGAGGCCACAAAAGCAGTCGTCGCTACCTTTGTCGTTGCATCCCCCGCTGTGGGGGTGAGCGCTTGCAGCGTAGCCCCAGAAAAATCATGCGTGCCTGTGTAGGTGGAGCCTGACTTGTCGGACTTGGCTGTGGCCAGCGCGTTGATCTGCGTTTGAATTGCCGAAGTGACGCCGACAAGGTAGTTAACCTCGGTTGCAGTTGGAGTCACCGCGTTGGTGCCGAAGTTGGGAAACTGCGCTTTAAGGACGGATTTCACCAACCTCAGATGGTTATCACCTTCGCTTTTTGGATCACCCGATGCGGGGAGGGTTGCGTCTAGCTGGGAAATGAAGGAGGCGGTTTCGACGGTCATTAGATGAGCCTCCGTGCGTCTTGCATGATCCGAAGCTGCGCCCCGGAATGCTTGTTACCATCGTCTTGGGCTTGCAGGCTGTTCATGGTTGAAGCGAATCGGGCCTGTTCGCGTTGTGTGAGTAAGTCGTCGCGGGTGTAGTAGCCCACTTCGATAAGCAGTGCGGAGATGTAAACGGCTGGCGCGTTGATGCTTAGCCAGTTGGTGTCGCTATCTGCAACCAGGCTGGGGAACGCGGCGTAGTAGATGATTTCCACATCCTGCGAGAACGTGGGCGAATAAACCAGAGTGTTGCCGCGCAATGAAAAGAACGAAGGCGCTCCGGCTGCGGTTTCACGCTCGCCCATGTTTTCCAGCGGCTTGAAGTCAAGCGGCTTTTTGTAGGTGGGCGACATCACCGCCGAAACACGCTTCATTTCCAGAAAATCGCTGGGCAGATTGGCGGGCGACGGATTGAGTACCGTGAGCATGGTAGACAGCCGAAGAGGCGGTACATCGCCCTCTGCCGCGCCTGTGTATATGCGCTGCTCTGCAAGCTCGCGGAAAGTCGGCATCAGGCTTTCCAGGTCGGTGCGGTGCGAGTAAGCCGCTACCGCATCCTTGATCTGCCGCCATGTCATTGACATGGTTAGAAGTCCTCCAGCGGGGTGATGTTCACGCGGCCTGGGGCCTGGCCTTGAATGTGCGCGATGTGCGTATGCCCGCCCACAGCAAGCAAGGCGGCGTCGGCGGGCTGAATCAGCAAGCTATTTGCCGTGGCTGCAACCGTTGAGCCGCCCAACCGCACGTAACTTTCGTTCGTGGCAGCAACGCGGATATACAGAGGGCGAAGGCCGGATTGATTGACAGGGATTGCCACTGCGGCAGAGGTTGCGCCCGTGGTAACGGTTGTTCCATTTATTGCAATCGTGATGACATCTGCGCGCTTCATACCTTGCCTTTCCAAATGCGTAGATCCGCGTAATCTGGATCGTTGAGAAACTTCTTGCGGA